AAGAACCGGGTCAAGTCCGCGGCGGGCCTCGCGAAGTGGCGGCTTGAGCACCCGGACGTGCCCTGATGGCGCTCACGGACGACGACGACGATTACTACCGCCAGTCCACGACCGCATGCTGCCCGCGTGAGACCATCCCCGATTCGTGCTCGTGCCTGGAGGACTGCCCGTGCATGTGCCTGGACTGCGACTGCGCGAACTGGGGAGAGGAGTACGAGGATGGCTGAGACCCCTAGGATCATCACCGAGGCTGACGATGACGACTTCCCCGAATACAAGCTTCCCTAGTGCCGTACCCGCCAAGGCCGCCAACTGGGCAAGCTGTCTCGGCCGCCCTTAAGCGCGCCGGGTTCAACCGCTCGGCCGTCCTGATCGGGACCGGCCGCCACCACAACGGGAAGCTCATCCGGGGCAGCGATCAGCGCACCTGGGGCTACGAGGTCCGCACCACCCAAGGCCGGATCACCGTGCGGCACGTACTCGGCGGTCCCGGCCCGGTCAGCGACGAGGGGGCGAAGCGGGCTGTGCATATGGTGCTGCGCTACGCCAGCGAGCTCCACGCGGCCGGATTCCTGGTGAAGATTGACGAAGGCGGCCAGGGCCTGATTGTCCACGCGAGAAGGGTGTGACCGATGACCTCTAAAAGCGGCAAGTCATGAGCGCTGACTATCCCGAGGACTGGCGCGAGCAGGGCTGGTGCTGCCGGGAATGCGCGGCGATGAGCTGGTACAGCATCCCTGCGGACGTGCGGAGCCTGCTCCTGCCGGCGGGAGACCAGCAGCGAAGCGCGGTGACAACTAAAGCGGTTCCTGTGCCTGGTTTGCAGCTGCCCCTGTTCGACCCGGAGGCATCGTGAGCGGCCTGACCGCATTCCTGGCCGCCCGCCTGGACGAGGACACCGACGACATCGAAGCGAGCATCGCGGGCGAACTGGAGAGCCTTCACGCCGATGGAGTGGACAGCACCCGCGACGAGTTGCTGACGCCTATCCCGGGCGAGTACGAGCCGGACCTCCCCCGGCGGCTCCGCGAGGTGGAGGCCAAGCGGTCGCTGATCGAGGATCACACGGGCCAGTGCTGCGTCAACGACACCTGCTGCGGCGAGATCGCCGGGTACTTCGACTCCGAGGCCGGCGACCCGTGCCCGGTCCTGCTCGTCCTCGCTGCAATCTACAGCGACCACCCGGACTACCGGCAGGAATGGGCAGTGCCGTCGCTCGCATGAGCCAATCGCGGCGCTGAACTGGTAAGATAAGGGTACATCCGGGGCAAGTATTACGCCGCCCGGCACATGGGATTGCGGTCCCGGTGCCGGACGACTTGCTCCGCCCTCCGATGAAGGGCAGAACCATGAAAGACAGTACCGCGCGGCCAGATGTTCTCACCCGCGCCCGCGAGTTGCGCGACAGCGGTGGCACGCTGGCCTTCATCACTGCGACCTTGGAGGCTGAGCGGTACCCGACTGGGCGCGGCGCCAGATGGAACTCAACGTCGGTGTTGAGCCTGCTGAATAGCCCGCATCCCCACTCGGCCTTCCTGGCACCGTGCACTGTGTGCGGTCGCCTGACGGCAGCCAAGCGCGGTATATGCGCCACAAACCCTGCGTGCAAGCGCGCGCGTAACCGGCAGTACTGGGATGACCGGAAGCCAGAAGACACGAGTAAGCCCTGCACATCTTGCGGGTGCCCGACTGTAGCTGTGGGCGGTATATGCGCCCGCCCCTCATGCTGGAACCCGTACCAGCGTCTTGTACGGGCCTCACAGAAGGGTGGTTCATTCGTGTACGCCGTATGGCTCCCGTCTCCCCGCATCCTGAAGGTCGGCTTCTCGACGTACATGAACGGCTTGTTTGTATGCAGCGTCCGCGACCGGGCAAGGGAGCGCAACTGGGATACCGAGGGCGCCCGCTGCATCTGGAAGCAGCCCGGCGACACGCGCACCGAGGCGTGGATGCAGGCCACGCTCGCGTTTCGCTGGCCGCCAGCATTCGAGGAGAAGGGTGGCCGGATCTGCGAGTGGTTCGCCGTTCCCGAACTCGCCGTGGAGGAGATCACTGAGGTCGTGGACGGCATCTACCGGCTCGTCCCTCCCGATCTGACACCCCGGGCCACCCTGCCTGTATCGTGAGTGCAGTGGCGCGCGAGACATGAGCCGTGCCTTGAGGTGGATGGGGGGTGATGTTGAAAGATGGCATCCCGAGACGCCAACGTGATTGCCTTCCCCGATCTCCCTCCCAAGGGCTCCCGCTCAAACGGCGGCGGTAAGCGCGGCCTGATGGGACCAGAGATCGGCACTTTACCTCGTTTGATCTAGGACAACGTTTGTTCGCATTTTATGGCGGCGGGGATGTCTTCTTAGAACGCTAATTCGATTACGGCGAGGCAAGTTCAAGGGACTACCAGGTCATGTTGTCCCGCAACGGGATGGCCGCGGCCATCGAGCAGGTGCTGACCCTCCCGATCCGTGGTGCCCCGCGCACCATTGAGCCAGCCGGGGGCGATAAGGGCGAGGCGGCGTTCGTCCAGTCGGTGATGATGACCCCCGATGAGTCCGGGGGTATGGCCACGCCCATCTCGGAATTGATCGGCCAGATTACGACCGGGCTGGTCTTCCGGCGCAGTTTCTTCGAGAAGGTCTGGGGTCAGCGCGAGTCCGACGGGAAAATCATCTACCGCAAGGTTGCCTACCGCCCCCCCGCGACCTGCCAGGCCCGTTACAACGACCGCACCGGCGAGCAGAACGGGTTCCGGCAGCAGGTCTGGCTGTTCGGCGGGAACCTGATGCTGAACAACAAGCAGAAGGTTCCCGGCTACGTCGATATCCCGAAGGTCCGCTCGTACATCTACACCCACGGGAAGCACCGGGAACCGCTCACCGGAATCAGCGAAATGGAAGTCTCGCGGCAGTGCTACGAGACCATGGCGAAGCTCCAGTTCCTCTGGTTCAGCTTCCTTGAGGGCATGGCTATGCAGCGGCTCGTCGTCTACGGCAACGACCAGCCCGAGGCCACAGCCAGGGCCGACGACATAGCCCAGCTCCGCGGCAGCGGCATCGTCGGCCTGGTCCATCCGGTCGAAGGCCAGAAGACTTTCGAGGCCCTTCCCTCCGCCGCTGACGCCGGCGCCCAGTTCGCAGCGTGCATGACGTATCTCGAGAACTGGATGACCTCCTCAGTGCTCGCCGGCTTCCTCCAGCTCTCCGGTGCCGCGGCGAAGGGCACCCGTGCTGGCGGCGGCGCGTCGGCGGGCTCCTACGGCATGTCCGAGGACCAGTCGTCCTACTACCTGGCCAGCCGTGAGGCGGTGGCGACGGAGATCGCGGACAGCATCTCCCATGACTTGATCCGTCCGCTGGTGATGCTGAATTTCGGGGCTGATGCGGCGTTTCCGACGTGGAAGTTCGGGCCGTTGCAGGAGGCGATGACGGCGGTCCTGTTCTCCATGTTCGGGCAGATGGCTGCCGCGCCGTCGCTCAATGTCCCACTTCAGTTCATCGACGCCCTGACGGAGCGGATGGCCGTCATTCTCGACCTGGACGCGGGGTCGATCCATGACGCGATGGTCAGTACGGCGAGCCAGCGGGCGGAAAAGCTTGCAGGCAATCCCCCGCCCGGTATGCCCCCAGAGGCCGCCGCTGGCCTCGGTGCGCTGCAAGGCATCGCGCAAGCCGGGACGGGCATTGCCCAGGCTGCTGCGGCTCAGGGGCGGGGTCCGCAGCCGGGGAAGGCCCCGTCCGCGCCAGCGTTCCCCTCGCCTTCGGGGCCGCCGTCACCGCCGCCGGGTAAGCCACCCATGGCCGGGCCGCTGGCCGCCGCGGCGCAGTAATGGCCGGGGACCGGCGCGTGATTGCTGTAGCGTGCTGACAATGAGCGGCGAGGTAGAGCGCAGGTCATACGGCGACTCGCAGGCGTTTTACGGGGGGAACGGCAAGAGGGACCGGGACACGCCGCCCGGTGCCGGGCATCCCTCCGCCCGCAAGGCCGGCGAGCTCGACCCCGAGTGGGTCATGTGCGGCGTGGACGTCCCCGCGGGGAAGCGGCTGTACGCGAGCAAGGATCTCAAGGGGTCGGCGTTCGCGGTGGCCGTGGACGAGCACTGGAACGGCGACGGCTGGCACCTCACCACCACCATGCAGCGGATGCTCGTCATCACGAAGCCGACCTATGGCGAGTGCATGGCTGAGCTGATGCGGATCTGGCAGAACTGGGAGAACGAAGGCCGGGCTTTGCCTGCTGGCAGCGGGTACGAGCCGCACCGGGCCGTGAGCCGGTGACCGCGCAGTGACCGCCGCCCGCGAGGAAGTCCGCGAACCGTTCATCGACGGCGTGACGGACGGCTGGTGCGAGCTCGTCGTCCCTCCGGGCGGGAAGGTCTACCCGGAGGCCAGCGAGCCGAAGATCGGCGTCGCTCACCCGCGCTGTAATGCCCTGGCCGACCTGGCGATCGAGCTGGACGCCTTCTTCTGCGCGGCGTGTCACCGGAACGGCCGGATATCCGGGGCCTGGTGCCTTGAGGTGATCG